TTACGGGATGGAGAATAGATAAAAAGAAATTACGACAATATAAAGATAAGTATGAAAATGAAGAGACACGGATACAAGATGTGGAGGCTGGAATTGGTGGGGGCCGATTGAGTTTACGTGGATTTGAATCAGCATTTGAAGTGATTAGTGAACAATTAAATGAAGAAGCTCCTGCTAACGCAACAGGAACAGCAGTAGTAGGAACAGGAGATGATACTACAGTATGGAAAAAGAAGAAAATTAGAAAGAACGCAAAAGTAGAAACAGAAGAATTTGGGGGCAAAAAAGTATTTGTTGTTTCTTCCGACAAATTTTATAATGCTAGAATGGGTAAATCCAGATATTCAAGATATGAAAAATATGTTGGAAATGATAAATTAGGAGAAACTATTAGACAATATGGAAGAGAAAATCCCAAATCTCCTATTATCTTGAAAAATTCAGACACCGGGGCCATGTTGTATCTTAAATATGGAACCAGAGTTTAACCTTAAACAGCACACATACAATGCCGGAAGATGATCAACTTCAGTCTGTAAAGCTCGAAGTCGGTCTGTTAAAAAATGAGGTCGAAGTAAGAGGTAAACAGATAGAAACTCTTCTTCAAAAACTTGATCTCACCGCAGACAAACTTCAACAACTTACAGTACAAATAATAAAATTAAATACTCGACAGGAAGATCATCTCAATCATGATACTACTGTACGAGATGAACTAAAAATTCTACATCAAAGAATTGGCGCTCTTCATGACAAACAATTGATAATGCAAAAAGAAATAGAAGAACGTATTGATCGTTTAGATCAGTATAAATCGAAATTAATGGGGATGTTTATTGTTGTCGGTGCTGTAGTCGGAACTGTAATTGCTATCTCAACGAGCATATTTTTAAAGGATTAATATGAAAACATTTAAAGAATTAAAGGAAGAACTTATAGAAGCTCTTAAGAGAACGATAGTATATAGAGCAGGTAAAAAAAAGATACTTAGAAAAAGTTCGAAAGCTGGTTATAAGAATGTGGCCGGCAAAGAAGTTAAAATGAAGCGTTCAGAGATTCGTGCACGTGAAAAAGCTATGAAAAAGGTAGCACGTAAATTAGGTGGTAAAAGAGCAAAAATGGCAAGAAAACGTGCAAAAACAATGAAAAAACGTGGAGACAGATAGTGAAAACTTATAGTCGATTTTTGGAATCTGGATTAAATGATAAAATGGATAAAGTCGTTAGTGATGAAATCAAGAAACGTAAACTTGCAAGATTTCCTGTTAATGCTACGGATGACTATAAGATGAAGAAGAAGAAAAACTTGGTATTTAAATTTCCTACACCAAGTGGAGAATTGATGTTTCATGTGTATCTTAGGAAAATGGCCCCAAGTAAGGGACAACCAAAAGGTGTAATGGCATTTAATTATGACATAGAGGATAAATGATAACATTTTCAAAATATACAGATATTGTTCAATCTATTTCAAAAAAATTAAAAGTTTCGAAAGATCAAGCTGTTAATGCTCTTATAAAAGCACAACAAAAGGGTATAGATCCTTTGAAGTGGCAAAAACACATAACAATGTTAAAACAGTTTGTTCAAATAGTTGCTCATAAAGAAGATACACAAAAAGAATTTTTTACATTAGGTGTTAATAAACCTACCAAAGACCAAATTCAAGATTATTTGGACCGTTTGGGGAATGCTGTAAGGTTATTGTCAAACAAAGACATAATAAGAACTGTTGAACGTTATTTTAAAACTATTAAAAATTTAAAATTAGATCGATCTGGAAGAAAAGTATTGGCGTTTGAAGAATTGGAAACCGAAGAACGTGATTACAAAGATGAATATAAAAAATTCCAATCTTCACCTGAGAGAATTAAATATCGTTCAGAATTGAATAGATATAATCGTAAAAAGGGTACTTATGGTAATGGTGATAAATTAGATGCATCTCATAAGGGCCGTAAAATAATCGGAATGGAAGATCAAAGTATTAATAGAGGTAGAGCAGAGAAAAGTAGATTAGTTGGATCAAAAAGAGCAAAAACGGAAGAAATTAAAGTACCTATAAAAGTTGGTGATGTGGTTCTTGGAGGAAAATTTAAAAACAAGAAGGTCACCGTTAAGAAAATAGGAAAAAATGAAAAAGGAGATATCACAATTAATGATAGACCTTTGTTGAAATATAGGATACCTAAAACGGATGATTAGTTTAACACAACTTGCGGCAAAGAACTTCAGGAGAATTCGTGAAGATGAAGATTTAAATGATGATGTTCCACTACGAGTGGCCGTTAAAGGCGGGGGTTGTGCAGGTTATGAATATAATTTAACATTTGGACAACCATCTAAAATGGATTTAGTTTTTGAATCTGAGGGGATGCCAATAGTAATAGACAAGAAGAGTCATTTAGTTGTAGATGGACTTGAAATTGATTGGTCTAAAGATTTATCGGCCCCGGGACCGAGATTTCAAAATCCAAAAGCCACGGGAACATGTGGTTGTTCTACTAGTTTTTCTATCAAACGGGATTTGTTTGATGAAACACCGTTTTGGATGTAATAATATGAAAAATTTTAAAGATTTTATTAAAAAAGAAATAAACGAATCTATAAGTTTAGATACAAAAAATAGAACAGAACTTCTGGTACAATCTGTTTATTCAAAGTATGCTAGTCATTATAGTAAAAATCAACCAGAAGTTGTTGGTTGGATGGATGGTAGTGGAAATGCACTTATTCGAAACACGAAAATATATGAGTCGGGTATAGATAGTCATGACTCTATTTTAGATGTTGGTTGTGGTGTTGCACATTTGTATTATTTTTTAGAAAATCAAGGATGGAAAGGTGATTATCTAGGAATTGATCCAAATAAAAAAGCAATTGATTTAATTGAATCTAAAATTCCTACAATATGTGGTACAATAGAAGATTTAAAAGATAGAACGTTTGATTGGGCTATTGCATCTGGTGTTTTTAATATAGGATTGAAAGAACAACATACTAAATTTACTATTAAAAAGATGATAGAGTCATCGAATAAAGGTACCATATTTAATATGTTAAACTACCCTTATGGTGATGATAATTATATATCTTATAAGTCAGAAGAAATAGTAAAATGGTTAAAAAGATTTGATCATAGAAAAATAGAATTGGTTGAAGGATATATGAAAGATAATGCTGAATTTACTATTTATTTTTATAAGGTATAAGGATTTATGGATAAAAAATTTAAACACTATTTAATAGAATTTGACACTCCACAAATTTATTGTGATATGGATGGTGTTTTAGCAGATTTTGAAAAGGGTGTCCGTGACCAGATCGGTGGTGTATTTGATGATGATAGATGGCCGGAATTACCTGATGATTTTTTCTTAAATCTAGAACCTATGCCGGATGCAAAAAAACTTTGGAGTTTTATTGGAAAATATGATCCGTTTATTCTAACAGCCATTCCTCGGTCATCACGTGGAGCTATTGCTAAACGTGCGGCTAAGGATAAAGCACGATTTATGAAAAGATGGTTTGGTGTTTCAGAGGATCGAATATATCCGGTTAAGAGAAAGAATAAGAAAAATTTTGCAAAAGATGGCAGAGACGGAAGACCAAATTTATTAATAGATGATCATTTACAAAATTGTCAAGAATTTAAAAAATCCGGAGGCCTGGGTGTCCATCATAAAAGCTCATCGAAGACTATATCAGAGTTAAAAAATATTGGCTACAAATGATAGGAGATATAATAGATGACCGCTGGAAGGACAGTAACTTTTACAGACAAAAACTATTTAGAAAATGAATTTATTGATTTAGCTTCCGCTCCTAGTGATGAATATCTTAGGGGTGATGCGACATGGCAAACGGCTGCAACTATTGTTGCCGCCGGGGGTACCATATCAAATATGAGCGATGTCACCATTACTAGTCTTACAGATGGTGATATTCTTACTTATGATACAACCTCTTCCAACTGGAAAAATGAACAAGGTTCAAGTCTTGCTTCATCTATAGGATTAGGTTCAACTAGTAATCCCACTTTCAATCAATTAACACTAACGGGAAATTTAACCGTACAAGGTGTTACCACTACTGTAGATAGTACTACATTGACAGTAGTGGACCCAATCATAACCCTTCAAACAGCAAGTGGTGGTGGAGCATTATCTGCAGATTCAAATAAGGATGTTGGTATTGCAATGCAGTATCATACAGGTTCTGCAGCAAAAACTGCATTTCTCGGATTTGATGATTCGGAAGGAAAATTAACTTTTATACCAGATGCGACAATAACTTCAGAAATAACTTCTGGAACAAAAGGAACCATTGTTGCGAATCTTGAAGGTAATGTAACAGGAAATGCTGGTACTGTTACTAATGGTCTTTATACTACTAATCTTGGTGTTTCGGTACAGGCATATGATGCAGACTTAACCGCACTTGCAGGACTCACATCGGCTGCAGATAAAGGAATTCAGTTTACCGGATCTGGTACAGCAGGAACTTTCACCCTAACAACAGCAGGTAAAGCATTATTAGATGATGCAAATGCCTC